TATTGCAGGTGATGATGATCAAGCAATATTTAGATGGGCTGGTGCAGATGTAGATTCTTTCATAGCTTTACAAGGACAATACTTACCACTAACACAGTCTTATAGAATACCGGCTAAAGTACATGGTCTAGCTATGGGTATTATAAATAAAATTAAAAATAGAATTGATAAAACGTGGCAACCAAAAGTAAACCAAGGAACATTACATAGACATTTTGATATAGATAGTGTTAACATGTCTTCTGGTGAATGGCTAATACTTAGCAGAACTAGACACATGTTAAATGACATAGAAGAATCTTTATACAGACAAGGTTTATATTATAAAAACAGATACAAAAGAAATGATGAACAAGATTTACATGAGTGTGCAATAGCATGGGAGAGTTGTTTAAAAGGACAACCATTATCTTATAAACAAATAGAAAGCATATCTAAATATATAAGTGACAAACATTGGCATAAGAAAAAAATAAAAGGTATGACTAAAGGATCTTTTTATAATATAGATCAATTAGTAAATGATTATGGTCTGCAAATTAAAATAACTTGGTATGAAGCATTTGACAATGCAGGACAAACTAGAGTAAACTATTTACGTAAGATGAGAAAGAATGGAGAAAAATTAAACGAGAAACCTAGAATAGAATTATCAACTATACATGCAGCCAAAGGTGGTGAAGCAGAAAATGTTGTATTGTTAACCGATCTTACAGAAAATACTATGCGAAGTTATGAAAGAAACCCAGATGACGAGAATAGATTATTTTATGTAGGTGCAACACGAACAAAAGAAAATTTACATTTAGTAGAACCAAAAAAATATGAGAAGGGCTATATACTATGAGTGCATACGACAAGCAGATTGCAGGATCACACTACCAAGGATTTAAAATACAACCGAGTAAATTTGTAATAGAAAACAAAATGTTATTTCCAGAAGGATGTGCAATAAAATATATTTGTAGACATCCTCACAAAGGAAAAAAAGAAGATTTATTAAAAGCAATTCACTTTATAGAAATGATTATCGAAAGGGATTACGATGCAGATACCTCTATTTAAACCACAGACAGAGTGGTTACCACCAGAAAGTTTTCCAGACTTATCTAAGTATGATGAGATTGCAATTGATTTAGAAACTAAAGACCCAGACCTAATAAAAATGGGATCAGGATCTGTAGTTGGTAAAGGAGATGTAACAGGTATAGCTGTAGCTGTATCGGGTTGGTCTGGTTATTATCCTATTGCTCACGAAGGTGGTGGTAATATGGATCGTAAAAAAGTTTTAAAATGGTTTCAAAGTGTATTAGATACACCAACTGACAAAATATTTCACAATGCCATGTATGACGTGTGTTGGATTAGAGCTCTAGGTTTAAGTATCAACGGTAAAATAATAGACACGATGATTGCATCGGCCCTTGTTGATGAAAATCAAATGCGTTATGACTTAAACAACTGTGCTAAAAGATACACTGGAAAAGGTAAAAATGAAACAGATTTATATCAAGCAGCAAAAGATTGGGGTATTGACGCCAAGGCAGAAATGTATAAACTACCTGCCATTTATGTAGGTGCATATGCAGAAAAAGATGCAGAGATTACATTAGCTTTGTGGCAAGAACTTAAAAAAGAAATAGATCACCAAGACATAAATTCTATTATGGATATGGAAACAGAATTGTTTCCATGTTTAGTTGATATGAAATTTAAGGGAGTATGCGTAGACGTTCAAGCAGCCCATAAATTGAAGCAAGAGTTAGCATTACAAGAAGATAAGTTAATCCAAACAGTAAAAAAAGAAACAGGAATAGACACTCAAATATGGGCAGCAAGATCCATTGCTCAAGTTTTTGATAAATTAAAATTAGACTACGATAGAACTGAGAAATCACAAGCACCATCCTTTACTAAAAACTTTTTGCAGAATCATCCGCACCCATTGGTAAATAAAATTGCTCAAGCTAGAGAGATTAATAAAGCTCATACTACGTTTATTGATACCATATTAAAACACTCACATAAAGGTAGAATACATGCAGACATTAACCAATTGCGTTCAGATAATGGCGGAACTGTGACTGGTAGATTCTCTTACTCTAATCCAAATTTACAGCAAATACCAGCTAGAAACAAAGACCTTGGACCACGGATCAGGGCGTTATTTATACCCGAGAAAGGCCATACATGGGGTTGTTTTGACTATTCTCAGCAAGAGCCTAGGTTGGTAGTGCATTATGCAGCTTTACAAAATCTTTATGGAGTAGGAGAGGTATTAGATGCATACAATGAAGGTGACGCAGACTTTCATACAATTGTTGCTGATATGGCTGACATACCAAGAAGCCAAGCTAAAACAATTAACTTAGGATTATTTTATGGTATGGGTAAAAATAAATTACAAGCAGAACTAGGTATATCTAAAGATAAGTCAGACTCATTATTTAGACAGTATCATAATAAAGTGCCATTTGTTAAACAGCTGATGGATAATGTAATGCATAGAGCACAAGACTCGGGTAAAATTAGAACTTTACTAGGAAGACTATGCAGGTTTCATTTATGGGAACCAAATCAATTTGGTATACATAAATCATTACCACACGATGCAGCTCTCCTGGAACACGGACCAGGGATAAAACGTGCATTTACATACAAAGCATTAAATAAATTGATACAAGGATCAGCTGCTGACATGACAAAGAAAGCTATGATAGAATTATACAAAGAAGGTATAATACCACATATACAAGTGCACGATGAACTTGATATATCTGTTGAGTCTTCTGAGCATGCAAATAAAATTGTTGAGATTATGGAAAATGCTGTTAATTTAGAAGTACCTAACAAAGTTGACTATGAATCTGGACCCAATTGGGGACAAATAAAATGATAAATTATGGCTTACTTAAATGCTAATATTCCTGTACAATACGCACAAATAAAAAAGGAGTATTTATATGACCTTAAAAAACATCATGGGGAAGTTGAAGACTGCATTGTCTTTGCTATTGCCGCAATCACTGGAAAACCAATCTTATTCCATGCCATCATGGAAAACGGTGCAATCTTTTATCGTTTACCCATATCGGCTTTTATTCAACGTGGTTATGACCCCAAGTCTGTTCCGACCAAAAGACTTGATGAATTGGAATTGTGGAATAGTTTTTCTTACTACCCTGCTATTACTTGTTTTGATCTTTTAGACGGACAAGCAGGTAAATACATAGGTAAAGACAAAAAATGGCATCACGGATCCTATCTTTTCACAGTTGACTTTGCACATCCAGAGAGTAATATAGTTGACACTGATCATTCTGAGATCCCGCACGAACATAAGTGCGCACACATAATTGCCTTAGATGATGGCAACTATGCGGCACAGCCAAACAATAGAATTATATGGGACATACCTTCATTTACAGTGAAGGATCAAACTCCTGATTGGAAGGTACAAACTTCCGAATGGAATGTAGAAAACACAGGTCAATGGAGAACAGAAGACACTGATAATTTTTTCTACGAGATAGAGGAAAAGAAACATGATTAAAAAATGGATTGAAAAAATATTTGGTAAGTTTTGTAAATGTAAAGTAGATGAACACATTACCATGTATACAGAAGTAACAGAACCTAAAATAAAAGTGGTGTGTGAAAAACATCCTGATAGTTACAAAAAAACTTGCCCGAGTTGTAGAGAGGCAAAGTAATGGAGGATTGCAGGATGAACTACTGGTTTACAGGCTGGTTAGTAATTGGCTTTTCATTGTTAGTATTTTTTGCAGATCCTGCGTATCCAGCAGAATCACAAACGAACGTAAGCGGGTCCAACACAAGTATTGAAGGTGGGTATACGGGTGGAGCAACAACATATCAATCCGGATCATCATCTAACTCTACAACTAATTCAACATCTAATTCTAATATAAAATCAGCACCTCCAACATCATCAGCACCATCATATAATTCTATGACACAAGATGTATGTGCAGTGGGTGGATCACTTGGTGTACAAACATTTGGACTTGGTATTAGCGGCGGAAAACATTTTATTGATAAAAATTGTGAGAGATTAAAGTTAGCAAGAATATTAAATGACTTCGGTATGCGTGTAGCAGCCGTGGCTATCCTCTGCCAGGATGAACGTGTGTTTGAATCTATGATATCAGCAGGCACTGTATGTCCGATTGACGGCAAAATTGGTAAGGAAGCTATGGCTTTGTGGTCTAGATATGGTCATGAAAGACCAGATTATAAAACATATGTAAAACGTATTAAAGACAGAGAAAAAGCTGACAAAAAAGCAC